TCTAATAATTGGTTTATCAGATGCAGTACCAAAGATTTAAAACTAGCCAACCAACAAGCCGACAAGATGCGAGAACAAGGTTTTGAGGTTGAATTAATAAAGGGGGAAAAATGAAAATTAATAACGACATTGAAACAGTTGCAGAGATATTCTTTGAATCGCCAGACAATATATCATCTTTTAAAGGATGTATTGAAATGGCAGAAACTCTTAAAGAAGAAAATCCTACAGAATTTAACGAGTTAGTTATAAAAAGGTGTTTGATGAATGAAAATATAGAAATTATTGATGATGTGATCAGCAGTTTATATGACGATTACGAACAAGAACAAGCATACGCACAAGAAGTTATACAAGCTTGGATAAGAATCAAAGATAAATTTAAGGAGCAAAACTAATGAATAGCATATTAATTAAAATAAAAAATTGGTTAGAAGAAGAGATTAAAAACAATGAGCCAATTGTTGAGGGAAAAGAAGAATTATCTGATGGAACAGAAGATATTTTTGTAGGCAGAAGTGAGTGTGCATATAGTTTATTAGACCAAATAAAAAAATGGGAGCAAGAATAATGCAAGACATATATAAACAAGTTTCCTGGAACTGGGACAAAGACTTACTTAATTACCGTATCACTATAGACTGGTTGCGAGATATGGAACATGAGAATAGATGTAGGAATGATCTACCGTATGATAAAAGAGCAAGATATCTACAAGACTTACTCTTACAAAAAATAGAG